GATTGAATCCGCTAATTAATGAATACCATACCTTTACAGCTACTAAGTCATCCCTAACATCTGTAGTTCTAATGGTATCGTATGGTCTGTCTAATACTAGCTGTAATGATTTTACGCCTGGGTATAAAAATGCCGCCATGCTTATCCTTTAAATAATAGTTTTAACAACTATTGTTCCTAAAGTACTTGTAGTACTGTAATTTCCTTGCTTATCTACTGCTCTACAAGCTACTCGGTAAGTAACTCCAGCTGCTGATAGTCGAGGTCTTGGTTGTTTACGAAGATCAAACCTAGCTATACCGTTAATCTTTATAACTGTAATGTTATTTGTTGCTGGATTTGGAACTAGTTCCCAGAAATCCTCTACACCAGTATCTTTATACAGCCTGTACTCATAAGTATCAAAATCGTTTGTTTTTAAAGCAGTGTTTGGTGTTACAACAATCTCAGGACCATCTAAGTCTAAAGTTAATAGTGGTGCAATAGAACCAGTAATAGTCTTGCCTTCGCTAGTTGTGTAGAATGTGTCAGACCAAGGCCCGCTTACATTACCTGTTGAACTAGTATAACGTGCGCGAATTTTGTAAATTGTAAGAGTCTTTAGGCCTGGAATAGTTAAACTTCCTGCAGACTTATCAATACTATAGATACCAAATAAATTTCCTGAATCAAATTCTTGATCACCTACTACAACTTGTACTTGAATTCTTTGCGCTTGAGAAGTTAAACCTTGTACATTTGCAAAACTTATCATTAACACGTTTTGATACGTGCCACGAGATATCTCTTCTGCAATAGCACTACTACTTACGGCGTCAACAATCACAGGTGCCTGAGTAATAGTATTTTGTATCGTACTTGTACTAAAGCCGGTTATATTTGCATTAAATGACGGCAGCTCAGCATCCGAATTCATATTTATTGAATATATTTCAGGACTATAATCTACAAGTGTTAGACGCGCACTTAAGTTACTAGAAGGTTCTATACCTAGTACTACTAGTTGTTGTGACTCTTTAGCGATTTCGCCAAGCATATATAAACTGTCTACCTCAACACTAGTAGGTACGGTTACAGTCAACGTAATCGTACTATACCAGTTGCTGGTAGTAATAGGCGCTAATGTTAGTAGTATACTATCGCTACCAGGAGTAGTAGAAATAGTATTTAACCTAATTCGAATCTGATATGTTTTACCTGATGTTAGATATACTTGTTCACTTAGTTTGAGTGTTGATCCTGACTTAGCTGCAACACGGCCACTACCTGTGCCCCACAAGGGAATATCATGACTTACGCGAACTAAATCACCGCGACTGCATACTAAATACTCAAAATCCGCATTAAGTGTGTATGTTTCTGGACGTAATTTTGTTTGTGCTAAGTGCCAACGGGCAAGATGTTTTGCTTGACGTAAATTAGTTACTCCCGGTAGGCTTAACTCTTCAAAAACTTCTGCTGTCGTTTTGGTTTTACCAAAGTTAAAAACTAAAACTTCATCTGCTTGGTACGCTTTTTCGGCATTTGCAAAAGTAACACGGAACGCGTCTGGTAATCTTGGCAATAGTTTTGTTGCTTCAAAACCCCATGAATTATGTGGAGTAAAATGTTGTGTTATATAAGCGCGAGGCTTATCAATTATCACTGACCACTTAGCATCAACATATGTTGGACTTGCTTTACCAGCGGCACAAATGTCTCGTAAGATATCCATTATGCTTTGAGTTTGAGTAACTACACTGTTAAACTCAAAACGGTTGTCATCACAATACTCATGCCATGTTTGTAAAGCAGCCAAATCAATCTGTTGACGAACTTCGGCTGCCTTAATACGGTAAGCATTGGCGGGATGTGTTAACACATAACCAAATAAACTTGCGGGATTACTTGTTGGGCGGGTTATCCAAGTCTGTGTTGCACGGTTCCAGTCTGGCGCAATTGTTTGAACTACTGCATTAACACCGTCAACAGTACCATTAGCTTTACTAGTACTTTGTAGTCTTAGTGCTGTACGGGCTAAATATGTGTTTGGTATTGCATTTAGAGGTCCTTGAGGTAGTCCAGTTGCAGGATCTATTGGGTTAGCGTAGCCTGTAACATTTAGCAAAGACACTTTGTTATAGTTGCGCAACTCTGGTACTGGTTCAGCAACATCATCATTTACACGACGTACGCGAACTTCATATTGACCCGGTACTAAGTTCTTCATTTTATAAACAAAGTTAAAAGCATCTTTGCGCTTATGATATAACCCAGGACTACCAAAACTTATTATAGTTTCAGGAGTAGCTAAATTATTTAAACCACCATTTTCAGTATAAGTTATGTAACAAGCAACACCCGCATCACCAAAGTTAGTATTTTTAGCTTTTACTCTAACTGGGTAAGTCCCTGCTTCTAAGTATGCTAAGTTAACAACTGTGCTTGAATATCCTGGAAGAGGTATTCCAACAATTTGTCGATTATTAACCAACACACTACCTTCGTCATCTGCACTGGCTTCTACTTTGTAGTAGCCAGTAAATGGAAAATTAACTTGTTGAGTTTTATCAAACTCCAGGGCATCAGGTTGTGCGGCATCCCAGACTGCGTGTGCGTTAGTAAAAGTTGCCCAAAAACGATTATTAACTCGGTTTACTACACCAGACATATTTCGTGTACTAAATACAGCTACTTCTTGTCCAACTGCTGGTTGTGTGGAACTAAAACGTGAAACTGCCCCGCTAGCAATTTCTACTTTTACGCCCTTAACTTCGTTAGCGTCGTTATAGCTATTGTATTCACTGATTGTTGTAGTTGTTAAGCCAAGGCCCGAAGCCCCTACATACCCTTGTACATGATTAATGGTGTTTACAACTACGTTTTGAAGAACACAGATTGTATATAATTTTACATAACCATTTTGAGGTATCTGTGGTAGTCTACTATAAGTAAGAGGGTCTTCATCGTTACCTAGTAAGCTGGCATAGTTATTTTTCCTATATAATGCTAATAAATTCGCAGAAGGGTCTGCATTTTGAATATCCGTGGCTGCCCCATCAAAGCGTCGAATTTCACCTGTTTCGCTTAATGCATATGTAAACCACTGATACAGAGGTATAAAGACGTTGTAATCTTGTCCTGACTCACCACTCCCAAGTACAACAGTATTATACCCAATATTTGGACCAATAGTATTTGTATAGTTTGTGCTAGTAGCCCCAGTAGAACCATGTGTATAACTAGCACGTGAATTCCAAGCACTAAACGTATTTGTAGTAGTGTCAAACTTGCGTAGTTGAAATTCAACGGATGCTGTTGCTTCATTTACTTTGCCAGGCGATCCATAATCTATTGCACCACCACCACTAACTACTAGTTGTCGCATACCTTCTGGAAAAGTTAATGCAATGTCAATAGAAGTAGTATCTGTTTGACTTAAAACTACGTTTTGCCACGGGTTGCCGTCTTCAGCATTATTGACCAATAGTACATTTACTTGTTGTTGCTCTACATCTCGCGGGTACAGTTTGTTAAATGCAGTAGCATCATCAGTAGCATATCCACCTAAAGTAACTGGAGCTGGAAAGTCTTGTCCAAATTCTTCAAGGCCATAGAAGTTTTTAACAGGACTTGTGCCAACACAAATATCGGTTACTTGTAATGGGCCAAATCCCCAAATCAACAACATATTGATTAAACTAGTATCTGTTAAAGTGTCAATATACGTGGTAGCACCTAGTACACCTGTTACACGCATTTTGCCAAGTACAACAGGTATTGCGCCAAAATGATTGGCTTGATTACTAGCACCACTAAACAAATTTAGCGAAGCTGCACTACCAGGGTTTGGATTTTGGCCAGGCATACGCACAGGTGCAATAGCATTAACTAATGCCATACCTGCCATATTTAAAGCAGCTGTTGTTGCTGCTAACGTTGCTGTTTGTGCAAATGTTGCAGTACCTGCTTTTACAGCTGCTGCTGCTTCTGGAGCAAGCTGCGGTGCTATTATACTTACTGCTACTACTACTGCAATCATCAGTAATAATCTAGTACCATTACGACCTTGAGCAACTGATTTATAAGCAATAGTCTGATTTGCTCCTAGTACAGTAGTTGCCCATTTATCTTTAGGGATTACTTGACCATCTACTAGAATAGCTAACTGTGATGCAAAACGCTCACTAACAGAGTATTTGGTGTTAACAAAACTAGCAAAGTCTTCAACAGTAGTACCTGCCGCAGTCCAGTCGTAAACAACTTGAGTTTTTAGTGGGTGGGGTGTACCAGCTACAAATACTTGAGCCTGTTTGCTATACGTATAAAATCCTTGGAAACGCTTTGACCACTGTGAGCTGGACAATGATTCAATAACACTGTCACGACCTTCACGTGCATGTAAAAACTTATTATCGCCAACATAAACGCCAACGTGAGCAGGCTCACCATAAATATTAAAAAGGCATAAGTCACCAGGTACAGCTTGTGTAACCAGCAACCAATTATCGCGATGTGTGTTTATAGCAGTAACAACTTCTGGATCATTAGCCGTAGAGTACAGCTCACTATAACTTGGTAATTCAATACCAAGTTCATCACGATAAAATAAGCAAGCTAAACCCCAGCAGTCTACTCCAGACTCAGTACGTCCATTATTAGCATACGGTAATCCTATATATTTGTTGTAATCCATTAGAATAACCCCGGAAAATAGCTTGGAATAAAATTATAGCACGGAAACGGCTCACGTGCTAAATTAATCATTGTTAAATCAAAATTAATTGAATCTGCATTATATGTTGCTGAGGTAATATAAAATCCAGGAAATATAGCTTCTACTGTGTTGGGTGAGCTACTAAGTACAAGTTCGAGCTGAACTTTTGTTGGTTTTGTAAGTTCTGTGCGTATAAGTTCAATAGCTTCACGAGTAACATACTGTAAAGTTAATCTACACGTACCCACACCAGTATCTTGCTCAGCAGGCAAACTTACTTCCATAGGCAAAAATACATAGTTTTGACCTCGACTAGGCACACCATATATG